GAGCAGGCGGTAGATGATCTTCGCGCTGTCGGCGCTCTCCGTGAGGTCCTGGAGCTGGTCGGGCAGCACGCCCAGGCACCTCCAGCCCTCCGGCAGGGTGAGCTCCGAGGTCAGGAGCTCCACGTTCTTCTCGTTCATGTCGGCCGTCGCCGCCAGGGAGGCGTTGCCGATGCTCTCCACGGTCAGGGAGAACTGCCGGAGCTGTCCCTCCTTGTCCAGGCGCTCGCCCTCGGTGATGGTGTGGACCTCGATGCGCGGATAGCCCGCGCCCTTGCCCACGCGGACGCCCTCGCGCTCAAGCCGGGCGACCACCGCCGCGTAGACGGGGTGGTAGGCGCTCTCCTGCTGCGCAGGGGTCCTGGCGAACAGTCTGCTGAACAATGACATCGTTTTACTTGGTCGCTTTCCGCACGGCGTCCCGCACGGCGTTCATTATCTTGCTGTTGTTCTTCTTCACGGCCGGCTCGAAGAAGGGGTGAGGCTCGGAGCCCTTCTCGGCGATCTTCCTCGCTATGAGGAAGCCGGCGCTCCTCGCGAGCTTCCAGTCCTTCATGTGGAACTTCTTGTAGGCCCAGGCGACGAGCTGGTCCACCGGGGGGAACTTGCCGGAGCGCCGTCCGTATTCCACGTATTCGGCGTAGCCGGTCTTGTTGGTCGTGTCGAAGAAGCCGACGGTGATGTCGTCCTCCTTCCTGGTGACCTTTCCGCTCTGGCGGAGCAGGCCCGTGACCACGGAGCTGTTGTCGCGGAGGTTCCTCTGGGCGTCGGCGATGATCTCCATGCCCCCGGCCTCCAGCCCTTCCAGGGCGGCGTCCACGACCTTGCGGTCCGCGCCCTCCAGGGCCTTCAGGAACTTGTCGAGCCCTTCGAGCTCTATGGAGCCCCCCTGGCTCATTCCCCGGCCTCCGTGGTGACGGGAGCCGGAGGGTCCTCCTGGATCGGGTCGTCCACCTGGTACCAGCCGGAGACGCGCACCACCCGGCCCCGGTTGTCGAGTATCTCCGGGGTCGGGAAGTGGATCTCGCGCCCCCTCCAGCGGATGCCGTTGAACTGGACGGACGGGACGCGGAACTCCACGTCCACGCCCACCACGTCGGCCTGCTGGAAGGTGAGCATCGTCTTGGTGGAGGACATCTGCCGGACCTCCGCGTACACCTCCAGGACGACCTCGGTGTCGCCGAACGAGGCGTGCGCGAACTCGTCGTGCACGGCCTTCGTCATGGTGAGCTGTACGAGATCGTTGTAGCGCCTCGCGCCCCTGGGTGTCCGCATAGTCATTGCCTTGCCTCCGTCAGGATCTGGTTGAGCTCGCTGGTCTCCGCCCCGTCGTAGTCGGCGGTGGCGTAGCGCAGTACGGTGTGGTAGAGCGCGTCGCGGTCGCCGTCGGTCGGGACGGTGGTGTAAGTAACGCTGACAGGGACGCCCCGCTTGTAGACGAGCAGGCGGCCTCCCGGAAGGGGGTCGAAGGGGACGGAACCGCCCCCGGCGTCCTGGCAGGACACGATGTCGCCCCCGCCCATGTAGAGGCGGATGATGCCCGTCCCCTCCGGCACCGCCGCCGTCACCTTGAGGGTGGTCGCCAGGAAGGGCCGGTCGGCGGATTCCTGGACGCGCAGGGCGGCGTTGCGGAGGATGCGTTGGAGCATCGCGTCACGGCTGTCGTCGGGGATGCTGGCGTACTGTTTCAGGTCCTCCAGCATTCCCCGGCAGAAGCCGTCCTCGACGGATATGATCTCCAGTCTGGGCATCGGTCATGCGACTACTGGGTGTTCGGGTGGGTCTCGATCTGGTCGTCGTCGTTGACGGTGCCGGCGAGCTTCGTGAGCGGGCCCTCGGAGGTCACGGAGGCGAGCTCGGTGGAGATCGCGTCGATGAAGATCAGGCCCTTCTTGTCGGCGTCCTTGACGATGGTCTGGATGCTCTTGCGGAGGTAGACGTCCCAGCCGTCGAGCTTGGCGTTGCGGACGATCTCCAGCTCGTAGACCGGGCGCTCCTTGATGGTGACGGCGGAGGTGTCGGCCAGGAGCATGTCGCCGGAGCTGACGTTGCCGGACGGGATGATGCGCACGCCCTGGATGGTGAGCTCCTCGCGGTCGTCCCAGATGGAGCGGCCGTTGAAGTCCTTGAGGCCGTTCAGGGTGGCGTAGTCGGCCCAGGACATGAAGGCCACGTTCAGGTTGTAGCCGTACTTCTTGGCCTGGAGCTTCGCGTCCTTCACGAGGTCGGCGATGGTGGCGTCCTGGTAGGTGCCGATGCCGGAGAAGGCGGTCGCCTGGGACTTCAGGCCGTAGACCTTCTTCTGGGTGGTGCTGTTGGTGTCGGCGCCCGCGCCGGAGTAGATCTCCGCGTCGGCGAAGTCCATGAGCTTCACCTGGGCGGTGGTCTTGGCCCAGTCGTAGAGGGCGGTGAAGAAGTCGGTCACCTCGCTGGAGAGCAGGAGGTGGGCGCCGAACTTCGCCATCTTGCGGGACTTCTCGGCGGCTGCGGCGTTGCCGTCGGGCAGCGCGGCGAGCTCGTCCACGTAGGCGGTCTGGTCGGTGTAGGTGCCCTCGATCCAGTTGGCGAACAGGGCGTTGATGTTCTCCTTCTTGAACACCTCGTAGAACGGGTGGGCGAGGGCGCGGGGGCCGGAGACCTGCGGGTCGAGGGCGGCGCCCCAGGCGTAGCGGTAGCTGATGTCGCCGGCCACGGTGATGTCGTAGTCGGTCTTGTGCTCGAACTCGATCTTCATCGAGCCGTTCTGGTTGCCGGACTTGATGAGGGCCTCGATGTCCTCGCGGCGCTCCTCGACGGCGGCCTTGACGGCGGTGAAGAAGTTCGCGGCGGCCTCGGCCTGGAGCTTCTTCTTCAGGTCGTCGATGGCCAGCTGCTGGGCCTTGATGGTCTGGTCGAGATTGTCGATGGCCTTTTCCTGGGCATCGATCTTCTCCTGCTTCGCCTTGATCTCCTCGATCCTGGCGTTCAGCTCGGCGGAGGCCTTCTCGGTCGCCGCCTTCTCGATGCTTTCGCGCATCGCTTTGATCTCTTCAGGGGTCATAGTTTGATTGGGTTTGGGGTTGTTGTTGATGTCGTCGTTCTTCGCGCTGACGATCTTGGCCTTGGGGTTGGCCGGGACGGTGACGGGCGACACCTCGTACACCTCGATCTCGGAGAGGATGCGGATGTCGTATTCGTAGCCCGCCCGCTTCTCGTAGCGGTACTGGTTGATGCGGTAGCCGATGCTGAACCGAGTGACAGCGCCGGACTTCAGGAGGATCGCGGCGTCCTTGCCGGCCGTCGTCGGGAGGATGTCGGCCTCGAACCAGAGGCCGTAGTCGTCCACGCCCTTGTCGGTGATCTTGCCGATCACGGTGGCGCGGTCGTGCTGCCAGCAGAGGGCCATCATGTCGGCCTCGTCGCCGGCGAGCCACTTGTCGCAGGCGCCGGGCTCGATGATGTCGCCCACGCGGTCGATGTTCCCGAAGGCCAGCCCGTACGCCTTGATGTGCAGGAGCACGCCGTCGGCGAGGCCCTCGGACTTGACCTCCAGGCGGGCGTCCACCTGTTTGGTCTCCAGGCCCTCCTCCGGGGCGTTCTTGAATTGGATGGGATTGCGTCTCATTGTGCGTTCCGTGCCGGTTTTTAATGGTTACGCACAAAACTATCATTTTTCACGGCGTATTCAATACGCCACCCTCTCGGCCTTTTCGATATTGGAAAATTTTGCTTATATTCGCGGCATGAAGACACCGGCAGAAGTTTTGAAGACCGCGAAGGGCCTCGTCGACATGTATGGCCCGCATTTCGTCCTCCTCGGAGAGAGGGATGGACAGCAGGTCTATGAGTTTGTCCTCCCGGAGGATGAGAAGACCGGCTTCCCCTTCCTCTACCTTTACGAAAAGGGCCAGCCGTCCCTTGAGGTGACCGGCTTCGAGGCCCTGGAGATTATCAGGTCATTTGGTGCTGAATAGACCGGCCCAGTCCGTGTCGAACAGCTTGTCGTCCAGACGCAGCACGCCGTCGTTGTATCTGGGCGAGCCCGTGGCGTTCATGCAGATCTCCGTGATGCTCTGGCGCACCCCTTTGTCCTGCTTGTACCTTTGCGGCTCGATGTACGAGAGCTTGCCGTTCTCCCTCTTGAGGATGGTGGCGTGGCCGCCCCTTCCCTTCCAGGATATGCCGATGGCGTAGGTGCCGTCCTGCTTGCAGACGTCCTCGAAGTATTCCTCGTAGCGCCTCGGCGTCATGGAGAGGTAGCCCTTCCCGGACATCCACTTGGAGATCGTGTCCGGCGTGGCGGCGGTGCCGTCGGCGTTCTTCCACATGCCGTACCAGTTCCGGGAGGCCTTCTCGTTCAGGGTGTTCTTGACCTTGCCCTTCGCGGTGACGGCGAAGCCGCGCTCCCGGAGGTAGTAGGCGGGCGTGCAGGTGGCGCAGTTCACGTGGTAGCGCTTGTTCGATGGCTTGTAGAGGGGGTTCAGGCTGAAGCTCTCCCCGGTCGCCCGGTTCTTGTAGGCGCCGTCCGGGTCGGGGATGAACTGCTCCACGAATTTCGGGTTCGCGCTCTGCTCGTCGGCCTTCTCCACGGTCATGGGCGCGCCCTTCTTGATGCCGAGGGCCTTCTCCAGCTCCAGGTCGTTCTCCGCGATGGCGCGGCGCGTCTCCTCCGGGAGCGACTGGTCCATCTCGGCCATGAGCGCCTGAATCCTCGCCTCCCTCTGCGCGTCCTCCGGGGTGGCCGGCGTCTCCGGCGCGGCGGGCTCCTGGAGCTGCGGCTCCGGGGGCGCGACTGGTTCGGGACCTGGCTCGTCGGCGAGGTTGTTCTTCGGGCGGCGGATGCAGGCGCAGGCGCAGTTGATGATCTCCGAGCCGTCCGCGCCCAGGCTGGTGTCGTGCGGGTACATTAGCATGCCCCCCGGCAGGGAGAACGGCTCGTCCTCGTCCACGCGCACCCCGTCCATGAGCTCGTGGCTGGC